GCACTGATGGCGCTGGTTGGCATGCAGATCGGGCACGGCGTTCCTGATCTGCAAGGGACCACTCACGCGCATCATCGGGCCAACCATGGCGGTGAACGTTGCCGACGTGATCCAACACTATCGCCGCGGCCTTACCTGGCGCGGGGCGCAACACGCGGCCAACCTGCTGCAGGTAGAGCCCAATGGACTGGGTAGGACGTAGCAAGATTGCGCAGCCCGCGGCGGGGCAGTCAAAGCCTTCGGAGACCACGTCAACAGTGACAAGCACCTGGATCTCACCGGCTGCGAAGCGGGTCACTAGGGCATCGCGGTTGGTTGTATTGCCTAGAAGGGTGGCTGAGCCAATACCTGCGGCATTGAAAGCATCGCAGACGGATGTGGCGTGTTTGATGTTGCAGCAAAAGGCGATTGCACGCTGACCTGCACCGATGCGTTGATAGTGGGTGATGGCATCACCAGTGACGGTGGGTCGATCCATGCGGTTGGCGGCTTCATCAATGGCGTAATCACCAGCGCGGCGATGGATGCCGGCGAGATCTGCCACTGGAGGTGGGGCATAGATGCGCGCAGGTGTGAGATAGCCGGCGGCGATCAGCCTGGCAGTGGATGGCCCGAGCACCAATTGATCGAACATGGCACCAAGGCCGCGGCCGTCTTGCCTGACGGGGGTGGCGGTGACACCTAAAAGCAGGCTGTTGGGCCAGTGATCAATCACCTTGCGCCATGAGCCAGCAACGGCGTGGTGTGCCTCGTCGATCACGATCAGATCAGGCTGCGCGGCGTGCTGAAGGCGACGGATGAGCGTTTGCACCGATGCGACCTGCACTGGTGCGTTTGCAGGAGGGATACCTGCTGCGATGACGCCATGATCGACACCAATAGCTGCCAGTTTTGCGCTGGCCTGATGGATTAGCTCACGGCGGTGGACGAGGATCAATACCTGGCGACCACGATCTGCTGCCGCTTGGGTGATGGCAGCGAAGATGACGGTCTTGCCCATGCCTGTGGGGGCTACTAGCAAGGGAGCGCGTGCGCCGTTGCGGTAGGCCATGCGCAGATCGGTGATGGCCTGCTGCTGATATGGGCGAAGATTCACACCACACCCCCGGATCCCATCGCCTCACGCACCACCAATCGCTTGATGCAGTCGGTGATCGTCTCGTCACCCCTGAGCTGTGAACGCAGGGCATCGACGACGTGGGCAGGCAGCACGATTGTGAGCTTCCTGATCTCGTGGGAGGGTTGGAGTCCGTTCATGCTGTTTCCTCTTCGGTATCAGTGATGAGTTCAAGCAATGACCCGCTCTGCTGTTCAGCTGCCTGCAGAAACTTTGCGGCCTGCTTGGCGTACTCAGGTTTCAGCTCAATGCCGATGTACTTGCGGCCCATCTTCACGGCTTGGTAGCCGGTGCTGCCAATCCCATTGAATGGATCCAGCACCAGATCACCTGGATTGCTGTACAGGGTCAGGCAGCGCTCAATCACGTCGAGCTGCAGCGGGCAGATGTGCCGCTCGTCTTCCTGCCCTTTGGCCATGCGGCCGTTGAGCACCTTGGTTTGATTCACCTGCATCCATACCGGGCTGGCCAGCTCCTGCCACATACCCACTGGCAGATCATCGGGGCAGTGGGTAACCGGATCAGGGTTCTCTTCGTTCTTTCTAAAAAACAGCATGTAATCAGGCATCCCCACCCGGCTGCGGGTGCTGTCTTTCTTGAGCTGCTTGTAAAGCAGGCCCAGCGCCTTGGTGCGCTGCATCTCAATAACTGGATCTTTCCAGATCGTGCAGCGAGCGTGATAGACCCATCCCGATTGCTGGTGAGCACGGATCAGGTCACCACCGAAATCATGCAGACCGATGAATCCATCCTTCGACTTACGGGCGGGAAGATCAGAGCAATGCACGCACGCCAAACGCCCGGGCTTCAACACCCGCATCAGCGCATCGGTGAAATAGGCGTAATGCTCCATAAATTCGGCATGGCTGCCGCAGTTGCCCATGTCCCGCTCAGAGTCTGAATAAACGAACAGATCTGAGAATGGCGGGGAGAAGATTGCCAGATCGATGATGCCATCAGGCATCCCGTTCATCACCTCAATGCAATCGGCTAGGTAAACAGCCCAGTTGTCGCCTTGGTAGTCAGGTTTCATTTCAGGAAGTCAGGGAGGGTGATCGTTTCGGTGCGGGAGTAGATCTTCTTGGCCGACGAGGACTGGAATCCATTCATCGCGTCAGCCATAGCGCGTTTCATTCGCTGGTGGTCTTGCGCCTTGCGCTGGACGTTGTTCCAAATCGATGTCTCCGTGTCGCTGATCACGACATGACAGGTCACGGGATTGGTCTGCCCGTAACGCCAAGCGCGGCGCACGGCCTGGTAGTGCTGCTCATAGCTGTGGCTGACGCTGGCAAACACAACCGTGCTGGCGTGCTGCCAGTTCAACCCCAGCCCGGCCAGCTTCGGCTTGGAGACGATCACCCGCCGGCGGCCAAAGGTGAAGTCATCCAATGCGGCAATCTTTTGCTCTGGATCCATCGATCCATGCACCTCGATCGCGTCAGGTATGGCGCCTGCCAGTGCAGCTGATTCGCTGTTGGTTTCGCACCAGACGATCACAGCGCCATCGGCAGCGTTGGCGATCTCAGCAGCCTTGGCCACCCGATCCTTCATGGTGAGCCGCTTCTCCCTGTGAATGGTGGTGGCGCTGCCATCGGGGATCCTGAACAGCATCCCGTCAGGTACGTCCACGGTGATGTCAGCCGCGACGGTGTGCAGGTCGTAGCTGAGTGGTGGCAGCACAAACCCTGCATCATCACCACCGAGATCAGATGGCAACGTGGCAGCCCGGGCCCAACTGGCTACCCATCCCCAGAAATCAGCCCGGGCATGACCCTTGAGCCGCCAGTCCTGGCTAGCAGTGCTGGTGTCGTTGACGAACCACCGGCAGAGCATCTCCATGCTGCCGAGATAGCCAAGGAACTCACTGTGATTCCCCAACTCCATGTGATCGTTTGGCGCTGGCGTAGCAGTGGCTGCCAAGCGATACGGCGTATCAGTAAACGCATCACACAGCAGCCGCTTGGTCGGGCCGCTGAACGCCTTAAGAATCGAACTCTCATCTAGGACAACCCCTCCGTATGCGCTGCAATCCAGCTTTGGCAGCCGCTCATAGTTGGCGATGTTCACGCCAGGCCCAGCGTCAGACTGCTCACGAATCACCCGGGCATCAACGCCAACAGCTGCGCACTCGCGCTGCATCTGACGGGCGACCGCCAATGGCGTGAGGATCAGCGAGGGCTTACCAGACTGCTGGCAGAACTCAGCAGCGGCAGCGGCCTCGACTCGGGACTTGCCCAATCCGGTGTCTAGAAACGCAGCTGATCTGCCTTTTTCGCAAGCGAAACGCAAGGTTTCCAGCTGATGCGGAAACAGGCCTGGCCATTTGTTGTGGAGAGCAAAACCGCTAGATCCAGCGGATGTGCCTTTAGATGCAATGAAGGCGCGGTAATCGCGCAAGGTCACGCTCATGGCGGTAGTGGTTTGGATGCGGCTACCTCAGCACCCTACAGCATGGTGTACCATTAGCAAGCATTAGCGATCACCGCCTATGGACAACACCGACTACCACGCCCACCCAGCGATCAGCAAAAGCCACCTTGACCAAGTGGCCCGCAGCCCGCTGCACTACTGGGCAGCCTTCCTCGATCCCAATCGCCAGCCGCGAGAAACCACGCCGGCCATGGCCATCGGCACCGCCGTTCACACCCATGTCTTAGAGCTGGACCAATGGGACGCGCGCTATGCGATTGCACCCGAGAGCATCGACCGTCGCACCAAGATGGGCAAGGCCGAGTGGGAGGTGTTCACCACCGCTGCTACCGGTCGCACGGTGTTGAGCCGCGCTGATGCCGAGCTGGTGATGCGGATGGGCCATGCGGTCTACAGCCACCCAGCCGCGGCGATGCTGCTGGGCTTGCCGGGGAAGGCTGAGACCACGCACATGTGGACTGATGTA